TAAATATTGGATCCAACAATCCTTTAGGATTACAAATGGAAGAGCAAAGAAGAAAAGCTATTAGAGAAAATTTCTTTGTCGATCAATTAATGACTACCCAGGGACAAAACATGACAGCAACAGAAGTCATGCAGCGTACTGAGGAAAAGATGAGATTACTTGGTCCAGTATTAGGTAGATTACAATCTGAATTACTGCAGCCATTAATTACTAGATCTTTTAATTTATTATTAAAAAATAATAAGTTTTCTCAACCACCAGAAACAGTATCAGATGCAGATGTTGAAATTGAATATGTATCTCCTTTAGCCAAAGCTCAAAAGACACAAGAGCTTTCATCAGTTATGAGAGGTATAGAAATATTTGGATCACTTCAAAATGTTGCTCCAGTATTTGATTACCTGGACATAGATGGTTTAGTAGATCATGTTAAAGATGTTTTAGGATTACCAGCTAAGGTAATGAGATCCCGTGGAGAGGTACAACAAATCCAGCAAGAAAAACAAGCGCAACAAATGGAGCAAGCTCAGATGCAGCAAGCTCAACAAGTTGCCGAAAGTGCTGGTAAGATTGCGCCAGCTTTGAAAGCGGGAATGTTAAATGAATGAAAAAGATATTAAACAATTATCAATAAACTACAAACAGACTTTTAAATCTGAAAGCGGAGAAAAAGTGCTTGAGGATCTTAAAAAGAGATGCAGCTATGAAACGACTAGCTTTGTTCAAGGAGATAGTCACGATAGCGCATTTAGAGAGGGACAACGATCAGTTGTCTTATTTATAAACAATATGCTCAACAAAAAGGAGAAATAAAATGTCGAGTGAAAATCAAGAGGTAGCAGCAACGGAACAAGCTCCAGCGCTGTCTGGAGATACAACAACTCCAACCGAAACTACTGATTGGAAAGCAAGTCTTTCCGATGAAGTAAGAGCAGACAAATCTTTAGAAAATATTAATGATATTGAAAGTCTTGCTAAAAGCTATGTTCATGCGCAGAAGTTAGTTGGTGCTGATAAAATTCCAGTACCAAACAAACACGCAACAGAAGATGATTGGAATGCCGTCTATTCAAGATTAGGCAGACCAGAAACAGCGGATGGTTATAAATTTAATTTACCAGAAGATCAAAAGGTAGATGAGGCGGGTCTGAAAGTTTTTGCAGATCATGCTCATAAATTAGGATTACTTCCTA